TCAGCTACTTATTTTCCTATGTACGGCACACCTAAGAAAAAAAAGAAAGTAAAGAAGGGAGGTAAAAAATAATGGGTTATACATTTAAAGTCCAGACTTATGATGAGTCAAAGCCAAAGGTTGAAAACTGTGAAGTAAAGCCTAAAGCTACAAAAAAGAAATCTAAGAAGTGACTAAAAAACTAAGACGAGTTCCAAAGGACAAGAAAACAGGAGTTCCCAAAAAATACCTGTCTGGTTCTAAAAACAAGTCTGCGAAAGCTGCTGAGATTAAAAGAACATCAGAGCTTTATAAAAAAGGTGCTTATATTGATATAAAGGCTGTTTCTAAATCCAGAACTAAACAAGATGGTACAAAAAAGAAAACCACTAAGCGAAAAAGTAAAAAGTAGCTTAAAGAAAAAAGCTAAAGATACTAAGTTTTTTTATGGAGAACTAGCGGAAGTCTATCGAAAAGGACAAGGTGCTTATCTGTCATCTGGTTCAAGGAATGTTCCTATGGGTGCATGGTCAATGGGAAGAGTTAATAGTTACATGACAGGAAAGGGAGGAGCAAGAACAGCAGATGCAAAAATATATACAAAATACAACAAGAGAAGATAATGAAACTTACTACCAGACAGAAGAACACACTTGCAAAGCACCAAAAGGCTCATGGTCACACAAAGGCTCATATGGAATACATGAAACGCAAGATGAGAGAAGGGGTTTCATTTACTGAGTCGCACCGAATGGCTATGAGGAGAACAGGGAAATGAGCATTAAAAAAGGTGGTCATACCTTTGAAGGTCTTAATAAACCAATAAAAACTCCAAGTCATAAGTCTGGTAAAGCTGGTGCTGTTGTTGTGAAAGTTGCTGGAAAAGAAAAACTTATAAGGTTTGGTATGCAGGGTGCAAGTACTAAGCCACCAAGAAAGGGAGAGTCAGAAGCGGACAAGGCAAAAAGAAGATCATTTAAGGCTCGTCATGCTAAAAATATTGCAAGAGGCAAAGTAAGTGCGGCATACTGGGCTGACAAAACTCGTTGGTAGGTTATTATTTATATTAATTATTGTTAAAATTTATTTATGGCTGACGAACCAATCAAACCAAATTCACCTGTTGATACAGCAGCGTTAATGGCAGAAGTTGAATCACTCAGGAAAAGTAAAGCTGAATTATTAGATGATTATAAAAAAGCAAAAGAGGCAGCAAAGGCAGTGCCACCTAATGTTGATGTTGATGCCTTGATTGCTTACAAACAGAAGAAAGAACAGGAAGAGCTAGAGGCAAAGGGCAGATATGACGAAGCGATGGCAAAACAAGCTCAACAATATCGTGACGCAGAAGAAGCCAAGAACAAAAAAATCCAAGAGCTAGAAGCAAAACAAAGACAGTTAGAGGTTGAAGCCCCAGCAGTAACAGCACTTGCTGATGTTGTACATGACCCTCAATATGTATTGAGTCGCATTAGCAGGGATCAATTATCTAGAGAGGCAGACGGAACTGTTGTTGTTGTTGATGGATATAACAGGACTCCAGTTAAGGAATGGGCGATGACAAAAATGCCATCATGGGTGCAAAAGAACCCAAGACCACAAGGCGGTGGAGCAACGACTACTAAGGTTCAGACTGAAACAGTAGCTACTGGTGAGAAGAACCCCTTTGCACCTGATTCTTTTAACCTTACAGAGCAAGCCAGAATATTTAGAACAGATATAAATAAATATAATATGCTCAAAAACGCAGTTAGCGGTTAGTATAGAAGCAACGTGGTTGTGCTACGTCAGAGGTTGTGCCTCGAAGTGAACATATCTTTTAAATCTTATGGCTACAACAAGGTCGGATTTAATAATTCCAGAGGTGTTCTCCCCCTACTTGAGTGAAGCCACAACATTATCGGATTCATTCTTGCAGAGTGGTGTAGTACAACCTTTACCAGAATTAAATCTTTCAGCAGAGCGTGGAGGAGATTTCGTGAAAATCCCCGCGTACACTGCAAACTTAACAGGTGATTTTGAAGTTCTTACAGACTCAACTTCATTAACTCCATCAAAAATTACAGCAGATAACCAAATTGCTCCTGTCCTACATCGTGGGCGAGCATTTTCTTCTCGTGATTTAGCCAGCCTTGCAGTTGGTGGTGGGTTAGATCCTATGGCTGCTATTGCTCAGAAAATGGCTGCCTATGTAAACAACCAGAAACAGAAGGATTTATATTCTTGTTTAACTGGTGCTTTTGGTTCATTAAATGCTAATGATTCAAACAGTGCTTTGTTTACACATTGCATAGACTCTGAATCAGGTGATTCACCAACAACATTGAGTCCTCGCCACGTTGCGAAGGCACAGTCAATTCTTGGAGATGCTGGTTCAAAGCTTACAACTATTGCTGTTCATTCAAAGACTTACTACGACTTGGTTGAACGTAATGCAATAGATCGTATCTATGACAATACTGGCGCACCAGACACAGCAGCCGCTTCTGGTAGCACAGCAAGAGCATTTGATCAGCCTAGTTTTGGATCATTCATGGGTCTGAATGTAATCGTTTCTGATGACATTCCTACTGCAAACAGTGGTTCATCTACTGAGTATGCATGTTTCTTATTTGGTCAGGGAGCCATATTTACTGGCGAACAATCTCCAATAAGAACACAGACAGACAGAGACATCCTTGCACTTGAGGAAGCTATGGCTGTTGACCTTCACTACATCTATCATGTAGGCGGTTTGAAGTATGCAGTATCAACTGTGAACCCTAACCGTTCTACTCTTGAGACTGTAGCTTCTTGGTCAAAAGTTTATAACACAAAAAATATTCCTATTGTTCGTGCAACAGTAGTGAGCAACCAAGATTAATCGGAGCTAACTAATTATGCCATCACTATTTGAAGTGACAGCAGGGTCATTAGTTGGCCCAGCTACAGGTGGAACAGTCACACAAGCCACCAACAAAGCGACTACTGTAATTTCTAATACAGAGTCAGGTCAAATAACCATGAATGGGGCTGCATTAGCTGATGCGGCAGAAGTATCTTTTACAGTTACTAACAGTAAGGTTGCAGCAACAGACGTTGTTGTAGCTTGTCATGGTTCTGCTGGTACAGCAGGGGCTTACATCGTGAGTGCAAACAGCATTGCTGCTGGTTCATTCAAGATCACAGTTTCTAACGTATCTGGTGGATCTTTAAGTGAAGCGATTGTCATTAACTTTGTTGCCCTAAAGGGTGCATCTAGCTAATGGCTATATTTGCTTTTAAGCGAATGAGGGAACAAAACGAAGCTGCTCAAAAGGCGGCTTCTGTTTCCACATCCAAGCCAAAACCAAAATCCAAGCCTCAAAAGGTAAAAGTAAATGGCGATAACCCTTGATGCAACTGTTGGTGGGGCTAGTGCTAACACCTATATAACTCTTGCTGATGCAAACTCTTTTATTGAGGGGCTAATCCTTAGTGATGATAATGCAGCTTGGGACGGCTCTAGTACTGATAATAAAAATCGTGCATTATTTACCGCAGCCCAAAGAATTGACAGAGAAAAGTTTTTAGGAGCTAGAGTAGCTGATACTCAAGCTTTAGAATGGCCGAGATCAGGAGTAAGAAAACCTGACACATACACTAACTTGTATGGGTTGAGTTTTCCAAACAGATTAGTTGCTGACTATTACCTTGATACTGAAATACCAGATCGGGTAAAACACGCACAGGTTATTTTGGCTGTATATCTAAACAACAATAGGAACGGACTTGAATTAAGTGGCTTAGAAGACTTTGCTGCTGTTAGTGTTGGTAATATAAACGTAACCCCTAGATTTTATGGGGCTACTGGTATTGATCGTATTCCACCGATAGTTGATCATTACTTGATGGGTATTAGAATAGGTGGAAGAGCAAACTTATCTATCAAGAGGTCTTAAAAAAATGAGATACGGTTACGATTATCCAGCAGCAATTATTATTACTGATACAAATGCCCATACAGGCAGATTTGGAAAGGTGCATTGTTTGACAGACGCAGAGGCAACTTTTGTTGCTGAAAACGTCACAGAGAATGGATCTGCAACTATTAACGGCATCACAATGAAGGCATCTTCTGAAGTATGCGGAGTCATAACAAGTATCACTCTTGCAAGTGGACAAGTAATAGCTTATAGATTATGAGTCTTGCTAATGCACTAAAAAAAGCTGCCAGTGCTTCACTTAAAAAGCTTGGTGGTGATGTGACTATCAGACAAGTAACAGCAGGGGCATATAACACCACTACTGGAGCTATCACAGAATCTACATCTGATACCACTATCAAAGGTGCATTGAGTGGAGTTTCAAGAAATCAAGTAAATGATTTGATTGAGTCACAGGATAAGTTGCTTACTATATCTGCTGGGGATTTAACCTTTGTACCGACAACAAAAGATAGAGTTGTTATTAGTAGTGTTGAATTTAAAATTATTCAAATTGTGACGAATGAGCAAAATAATACACCTGTAAGTTTTGATCTTATCTTGAGGTAAACATGACAAGAAAAATATCAATTACTGAGATTCCAGATGTTATGGAAGATGCCGTTGTATTTCTTGTTGCGGCTACTACTTTGGAGTGGACATCAAGGGTAAAGAAGGCGACACCAGTTGATACTGGTAGGCTGCGGAACTCATGGCAAACAGATATAAAACCAACAACAGGAACAATTACAAATAATTTACCTTATGCAGAACCTGTTTGTTATGGCGAAAATTTACCCCCATCTTGGAAAAATACTTTTAGAACAAGACAAGAAACTACAAAAGGATTTCCAGAACTTATTGGAAAAGATTTGCAAAAATGGGCTAGTGATGAATATGAAAAAATTAAACGGAGGTTATAGTGGCTGCCACAGATTTAAATACAGTTAGATCCACAATAGAGGCTAGGTTAGCCACAGAGTTAGCCTTAAGCCCAGCAATCCCTGTTGTATTCAATAACATGACTTTTGACTCAACAGCAGAGGATACTTTTGTTCAGTGTATTACAAGCTTTGGGAACAACACTTATTTGACTCAAGGCGGTACAAGTAACTCTGATAATTTGATAAGTGGTTTAGTTTTGATAAATATATTTACAGAGGAGGGGCTTGGAGCAGGGTCTAACTTTACAATTTGCAAAAGACTTAGGGACTTATACAATAGAATTACAGTATCAAGTGTTATTTTTGATGCACCTATTGGCCCTGAGATTCTTAACTCAAGTCCAGAAGGTA